ATCGTAACCTTGGCACGTCTCGTAGGACCAATGCTTGAAACATCAACAGTAATTAATACTGCTGGCGGCGAAAATCTACAAATTCCGTCACAGGCAACTTACAGTTCAGGCACAGTAACCAGCGAAGCAGCAGCAATTGGCGAAAGCGATGCAACATTTAACGCATTCACCACATTGAACGCTTACAAGTACTCATTCCTAACTCAAATTTCTCGCGAAATGATTGAGGATGCAGGCGTGGATATTCTTGGCTTCTTGGCCGATCAAACAGGTAATGCACTAGGTTACGCAGTTAACGCTGCTCTAACAACTGGTACAGGAACTGTTCAGCCAACAGGTATCGTTACATCTGCAGGTTCAGGCGTAACTGGTGGAACTGGCGTATCTGGCGCGTTCACCGCTGACAAGTTAATTGACTTGGCATACAGCGTTGATACAGCCGGTCGCCGTCTGCCGGGAACTGGATGGCAAATGAACGCCACCAGCATTGCAGCAGTTCGTAAGTTGAAAGACAACGCTGGTCAATACTTATTCCAGCCATCACTTTCAGCAGATGCACGTGACCTATTACTTGGTTACCCAATCTACGAAAACCCAGCAATGGCAAGCCCTGCAACTAGCGCGAAGTCAGTGATCTTTGGTCACCTGCCTTCATACTTCGTTCGCACAGTTGGTGGAATCCGTCTAGATCGTTCAGACGACTTCGCCTTCCAGAACGATTTAGTTACGTTCAGAGCCACCTTCCGGGTCGACGGAGCATTACCGCAAACTTCACACGTGAAGTACTTTGCAGGTGCTGCTTCCTAATTCCATTAGGTAAAAGATGTGAACCCCGTAGGAGCGCAGGCCTACGGGGTTCACTTTTTATTTACCGAGCAAAGGTAAACCTATCTTGAAGCATTTCTGAATTCGTATTCCTCTTGAAATACCTTGACAACTATTTTGGTGAAAGAGTCCAATTTACGAACTCGTGCATTGGCTTCCATATCTGTTAAAAACAGTTCTATTTGGTTGTTGTCTAGAAGTTCTACATCGCTTTTCACTTGCTCGACAAAGGTTTCTTTTAGTGAAGCGATAACGGATAATTTAGTGTCTATCATTAGGCACCTGCCTCTTTATCAACCAAGTTTTCTAAGAGAAATGTCAGTGCGTAAATTTTGGCATCGTTATTTTTGGCTTCCAAAACTTTATCGATAAGTGTGTACACCGTTGATTGGTCAAGACTAAACGCTGGTGATGTTAGTTTTGCAATTCTCATCACTCGGTTCTTTTGAATGTTATTCATTTTCTATCCTTTGCTCTAGCGGATCGCTCCGCGCCTATGTCTCAAGGATAGAGGATTGTTATACAAGGCGCAACTTCATTTATAGGCCAGTTTCTGCCCACTTTTAGGGCTTTATCGGCTAGGCTCTTAGGACCTGCGATAAATAGGAGCCTCATGTCCAAGCGTTCCGGCAATCCTGCCAAACGAACTCAAGTTGAAAATTCCGAGCCTTTAACCATTGGTTGGACTTCAAACGCGCCTTGGGCAACAACTGGTTATGGAACTCAAACTGCTCAAGTAACAACTCGTTTAAAGAAGCAAGGTCATAACGTTGCGATTTTTAACAACTATGGACTGGAAGGTGCAAACCAAGACTGGAACGGCATACCGATTTATCAACGTGGTGCAGACCTTTATTCAAACGATGTGGTTCCAGCGCACATGTTTGATTGGGTGGACTTAAACGGGGATGCGCCACACATACTTTTCACACTTTATGATGTCTGGGTTTTTAAAGGTGAGAAATGGAAAGACTGGAACGTTGCCAGTTGGGTCCCAATTGATCACACGCCAGCACCACCACAAGTTTCTGCTTGGTGCAGAGAAGATAACGTTACCCCTATTGCGATGAGTCAATATGGCCAAGCAATGCTTCAAAACGTAGGCATAGACGCTTTATACATTCCTCACGCTATCGAGAAAGTCTTTAAACCAACTAAAGCAGTCGATGGAATTAGTGGTCGAAAGCGGATGGGAATTTCAGAGGATAAATTCGTTGTTGGTATGAATGCTGCGAACAAAGGCGTTATGCCAAACCGCAAGGCTTTTGGTGAAAATTTGCTGGCGTTCTCTATGTTCGCTCAAATGCACGACGATGTGGTTCTCTATATGCACACCGATTATCTTGGTGCGCTTGGTGGTATAAAACTTTTAGATTTACTCCGCTCTGTTGGTATCCCAAAAGAGAAGTTTAAGTTCGTTGACCCTTATAACTATCGGATGTCAATAAGCCAAGAAATAGTGGCCAGCCTTTACACTGCGATGGATGTATTGCTAGCGACTAGTTACGGCGAGGGATTTGGAGTTCCAACAATAGAAGCCCAAGCCTGTGGCACACCCGTAATTGTCAGTGAGTTTGCGGCTTCAACTGAACTATGCGGAGACGGATGGCTTATTGAAGGACAGCCACTTTGGGATGCGCCACAGACTTCTTGGTTCAACATTCCAAACGTTCCAAGAATTGTTGAGGCTTTGGAAGAGGCCTATCAACGTGGTCAAGGCAGGTCTCAAAAGGCGATCGACTTCGCCAAGGATTACAACGCAGATGTTGTATTTGATAAGTTCTGGAAACCGACACTTGATGTGCTCAAAAACAAGGCCCTAGAAAGGTCCTAGAGGCGTGAAATTAGGCTGGTACACCCATCACACCGAACGCGACCTGAAATCGCCTGAAAATGGCTCTGAGGGCTTATTTAAGGGTCGTTTCGCAGGTGGCGCAGAGATGTCGGATTACGAATACAAGAAATGTGCACCTAAAGGCTGGGAAATAACGACAGTCACTCCTGAAAACTGGCAAAACCCAGCGGACTTTGATTCAGTGATTGTTACAGGCACAGATGCCTTTAGTAATCCCCAGTTGCTTTGGCTTGCTGATGCCGATCCGTTTGTATTCGTTCACCATTTACAAACTAAACGTGACTCGCTTAAAACTCTTATAAATAGTGCTCGTATGTTTGTAACTCATACTCCAGCCCACATGCTTCGAGAGTTGACTTGGACTAAGCCTCAAAGAACCGGACAGGTACTTAGTTATTTTGATACTAGCGAAATTAAGCCAGCCCTAGATAGGGAACACGTCGCTTTATGGGCTGCTCGTAACCATCCCCTAAAAGGCGAAATGGCCGCGATGAGTTGGTCTATCAAGATGGAGATTCCATTCTTGCGTATGACTAACAAGCCACGCGAGGAAGTTTTAAAGGCGATGTCATTTAGTGAGTACTTTGTACATTTGCCTTTGGCTTTTGAATCGGAATGCCGAGCAGTAATGGAAGCAGTACTTGCCGGGTGCAAAGTCGTCACAAATGAAAACGTGGGAATTACCAGCGTGCAGGACTGGGAGGATCCGGAAGCATTAAGAAGCATGATTGATAAGGCCGGTGAGACGTTTTGGAGACTCGTTCAACAGTAGGTGTTGTAAGTATCTGTCATGGTTATCCTGAAAAGATTGCTGGTTGGTTAGAGTCAGTCAGGAACCTAAATCGTAAAGCAGACGAAATCGTTCTGGTTCTTTATTCTGAAATCCGAACTACCAATTTGAATTTAGACGGTGTCAAAGTTGTTCGATGGAACAGAGAGTTTGAATACAGCAACATGATGAATTTGGCTGTTGAGTCCTGCAATACAGATTGGATTTCTTGGATTGGCATTGACGACCGATACCGGCCTCATGCCTTAGACAAGATTGATTCATCCGAAGCAGATGTTCTGGCTCTTGGTTTTGAATACGATACAGGTCAGATTTGGACACCAACTGCGACTCACTCCGAAGAGATACTTTCTATGCGTGCGAATATGATTCCCTGCGGTTCACCTTTTAAACGCTGGCTTTGGGAACGCATACCTTTTGACCAGAACATCGCTCCAAGTGATGACTGGGCTTTTTGGCTTGGCACTGCTCTGTCGGGAGCCAAGTACGATGCGACCCTAGATATTGATGTGGACTACGAATACGAAGGCCACTGGGTTCCTAAC